GACTTGCCTCCTTGCTGCTCCAGCCAGTCGATCAACTCCTGGAGCTTGAAGCGCACCAGCTTGCCCACGCGGTAATGCGGCACGCGCAGGCGGTTGCGCTCACTGGGGTGGGTCAGCAGGTACGTGGGGATGTTCAGACAATGCGCTGCTTCGCGCGCATCGACCAGACGCTCACCCAAGACGTCTTGCATGGTGGGAATGTTCATGTGGGGCTCCTCCAGCACCGGTCCTGCCATGGGCACATCCGGCACTCGAAATGGGTGGATTCATGGAATGCGCGGGGCAGCAACTCCCCGGCATCGGTGGCGGTGATCACCTTGACGGCGCGATCGGACATGCGCTGCGCCAGCACCGCATCAAAGGGCACCAGTTCGGTGTAGATCTCCATGGTGTCGGCGTTGATCGCCGTGAAGAGCGCCGGGTGCTCGTGCAACTCCAGGTAAGCCTGATAGAGCACCACCTGGGCGTGGTAGATCGGCTTGGCAACCGCCAGCTTGTGCTTCTCCAGCTCACGCCAGGATTTGTTGCCCAGACATTTGCACTCCCACAGGGCTGGGTAAGCAAAGCCCTCAGGCCCAGCAACGATGACACCGTCGACATGGCCCTTGAGACGTCCGCCTGCTGCCGAAAAGCCGAACTGCTCGCCATCAGCCTTGCGGGTGCGCAAGTCAAACCCGGCCTCGCGCAGCCACATGACCATGCAGTCCTCCATCACGTGCCCGCGCTCGAAGATACGAAGGATGCGTCCCGAGGTGTCACGGCCAGGATCGACTGGGGCCTTGGCGAATTCGTACTGGAGCGCGCGTTCACACGAAGACCCCAGCCTGGATGCGCCGAGGTACTGCCGGGGCGTTTGTTTGGCGCGCTGTCGCTGCATGCCGGCATCGATTAACGCCTCCAACTGGCCAGAGACACTCGCCGAGGAGTTGAAGTCGATCATGACTTTCTCCCCTTCGCCGGTTGCGGGTGTGACGTTTTTGCCTTCGGCTCTTCCCAAGGCAAGTCGTCCTCAAGATCCGCGAACGGGTTGGCCAACGGATCTGGCGTCGGTGGCATGCCACGCACCGGCGGAAACTTGGTGGCTTCATGGTGCGCCGCCATGGCGTCCGTGTAGCAGGTGACGATCGCATCAATCACACGCAAGGCTTCGGCCTCTGCGTAATCACCCAGCGGCTTGGCAAAGCCAATCACGCCAGCCGCTTCGCCAAAAGTCTTGAGGCATTGGCGCATCGCAGCGCGTTCAACATCTGAAGCATCGATCATCTCGACCTCCTGGTTGAACTTGTGCGCATTGACCCAGTTGCCGTACATGGAGTGGAACGCGTCCTGGCAGCGATGGGAACAGAACACCCAGTCGATGGGGTAGCGCCGGGGGTTGCCGGTGCCATACCGGTTGTCGGTATGGCCGTACCCCCGGGCCTGTCGTGAGCAGACCCAGCATTTCATTCCCCCCTCACTGTGCCCAGGCCGGCTTGCCGGACACTGCGGAGCGCCCAACCGCTGCAGGTGAGACTGCGGCCGGGACTGCGGTTGGGACCGTGGATGAATGTGCGGTCGGGGCTGCGGTTGGGGTCCCAGCCGTACGGTTGGGGATAAATCCCGTGCCATTCATCAAGGCGGCGTGCTCGGGCTCGCCTGGCTCGACGGCCATCTTGACCACGTTCTTGGCTTCTCCGCGACCGTCCTTTTCTACATCGATGCGAGCAACGAACTCCAGCCCATCGAGTTCATGAAAGCCTTGGATGCGGCGAGCAGCAGCGGCCTGAGGGGTGTTGTCGTCGGGGAGGACATTGCGGGCCGAATTCAAAGCGGCGCGCACGAAGGTGCGACCCATGTTGCCCCAGGTCGGGCCCTTGGGGCTTTGCAGGCCGATGTTGGACCACAGCTTGCGTTTGGCAAATTCACCTTCGAGCACAACGAACTCGCAGGCCAAGAAGATGCTGCCGGTCTCAAAGCTCTGGGTGGCGTAACCGCCGGCCCAGCCTTGACTCGGATCGTCATAACCACCGGGTTTGATGGTCATACGGACCTTGGCCACAGTGCCCTTGGGGATGAGGTCGAAGGATTGCTGCTGTTCAGCGTCGTTGAAATCGTTCCATGCGGACATGAGTTACTCCTGATTGAATTGAGATTGGGGTTGGTTCGCCTGGGTGGCCGTGGCGCACTTGTCGATGAGCGCACGCAGGTTGGGTGGCTCCTGCAGATCCAGCTGGCCAGATCGGTCCTTGGCGGGGTAGCCGTAGGGGTTGAGCGTGTGGGTGATGAAGGCGCGGTAAGACGTGCCGTCCTCGGCCTTAATCTCGGCCAGGGTCACCACTTCATCCACGATGCCGGGCAGCTCAGCAGCTGTCTTGGCACCCTCGATCTGCGGCACGAACACCTTGCGGTTGAAGTCATCGAGCTTCTCGTCCAGGATGGCGACGAACACGACATGCTTGCCACGGGCATGCTGCAGGTGAGTCAGTGCAGTCAGCATTTCCTGGCCCAGGAGGCCGTAGGCCCCACGGGTGTCGGGCTTGCCGGTGCGCTCAGACATGGCCTGCGGCTGGACCTTGGCCCAGATCAGTGCCAGGCGAGCCAACACCGTGATGCTGTCGACGAAATAGGTGTCGTACTTGGCCAGTTGGGCTGGGTCACCGTAGCGCTCACACACATGGTCGAAGTGAGCCTGTGAATACGGGGCATCGGCGGGCAGCGCTGGGTTGGGGCCAGCCAGGAACACCACCAGGTCACGGAACTCTGGCCATGTTTGTGGCCGCAGGGTGTCGCCCTGCCAGTCACGCACAGCCAAATCACCAGCCTCAAGGTCGACGAACAGCGTTCGGTCCTCGGGCAGAGTCTTGAGCTGGGTGGTTTTGCCGATGCCGGACTTGCCCAGCAGCACCAGCTTGACACCGCTTTTTTCTGCAAGGCGAGTAGACGCGGAGATGATTGGCAATGCCATCACACACCTCCTTCGTCACGGCTGAGCTCGAACGTCGCCTTGCCCGCTTCGACTGTTCGTGCATCAGCAAACTGCTGCTGCAAGGCAGGCGGCCAATTGGTGTATCGTGACTCGGGCACCGCGAGCTTGACGTCAAGGTAGCTCTCGACGGCTTCACCAGATGCCACGATGCGCTCGGCGATGGCCTTGAGCTTCTTCTGGTCCCAGGACACCTTCTTGGGCAGCTCGAATTTGACATGCAGGCCATCGACATTGAAGTGGGCTGTGCCAAAGTCGCGGGCGGTGTCACTCAGGGCTTCACGCCCTTGGGTACCGAAGCGCTGGTCCAGGGCCAAATCAACTTTTGTGCGGGCACTCTTGAGCCAAGCAATGGCCTGATCCAGGTTGGTGTCAACTTCATAGAGTTGGTGGGCTGGCAGCTTGGCCAGTTGGGCGGCCGACATCTCGGCGATGTCAGCGGGGAAGATGGACAAATCGGTCATTGCCGTTCCCTTCAGACAATCGCACGTTCGGCGGTCGACTCGTGCAGCGCGCTGTACTCGAAGTCGAGGATGGCTTCCAGCGGATAGCTAACCCGCTTGGAGAGCTTGAGGTACCGAGGGCCACGACCCTCGCTGCGCCAGCGTTGCAGCGTCTTGGGGCTAACACCCCAGCGCTGGGCCAGTTCGTTTTCGTTCAGGACCCGGCGGTCGCCGGGTGCCATGGTGTTGATCGCCGGGTAGGACGACCGGGTTTGGGGGCTTGCCGTAGCTGCCATGAGACTCTCCTTTGAGGCTGTTGAGGAACAGGTGTCATTGGAGATTTCGAGTGGCGAACTTACGAGGGAGCGATTGGCGAACTGAGCGAAAACTTCCAGTTCGCCAATGCGCCCCAAGGTGCGAATCTGGACAAAAAAATGGCGAGCACTGAGCTCGCCGTCGGAGGATTGTTCAGAAGGTCATATCGAAAACCCAAACAAATTTCGCTGCTCACCCCAGTCGCGAGGCAACGGGTCATGCCGCCCACGCAGCGTCTGCAGGTTGAGATGCCGAGGTTGCTGGCCATCGAGAACAGCTTCGATGATGTCCGGCGCCAGCGTGGTCATGCGCAGCACCTCGGCCACCCATCCATGCTCAACCTTCATCGACATGGACAGGTCCCGGATAGTGGCGAACTTGCCCTCATCGAGCAGCTTCTGCCAGTAGAAGGCCTTGCCCAGGGTGCGGATCATGGCGATGTCTTCACCCCCCGTTCCAAGGACGGACTGCTCACCCGGTGGTGGCGTCATGACCTTGCGGTTTTGCTTGCGACGGATGGTGAGCGGCACCATCGTCACGCGCTGCTCGCCGGTAACGTAGTTGCGGGCGTCCTGGCCAATTTCGATGCGCACG